AATCCTGAGCGGTGACGTGGATCGTGTCGTCGGCGACAGCGGCCCCACCGATGGCACTGATTTTCTTGATCTCGGTGTTGAGCGCGGTCGCGGCTGCGGTTGGCGTCCACGATGCGGAGCCGACGGCCACGCGATCGATCACGACGGGAGCCGTGCCGGTGTTGTTGGCGTTGACGATGGCGTTCTTGCCAGCGGTCGTGAGAATGAATTGAAGGGCAGGCATAGGGGTAGAACTCAATAGGTGGCTCCTCCATCGAGGCGAACAAACACGGCGGCGCGGAGCACGCCCACGACATTGATTGATGCTTCAGTCGCGGCACCGAAAACGATGTCGTAATGAGATCGGAGAGGCTTGGTCCGGTTGATCTCCGAAACCATTGCGGCCTGCATTTCGAGGCTCGCGTCGTTCGAAACGATGTTGACCGTGAACGTGTGCGGCGTGCCGGTCGGTGATTTCTGGAACCACTCGACAATGACGGTCGATGCACCGAGAGCGGAGAGTGCGTCCTTGACCGCCTTCGCGGTGCCCTTGCGGCGAGCGGTATCGACCGCGGCACCGACGACGGCCCGCTTGATGTGCTCGGGCCAGTCAGGATTCCACGTGTCCACCGATAGCGACCACGCGAGCCAGGGGAGCAAGTCCACCGGGCACGTCTCCGGGTCCCAGAGAGAGCGGAGCGGCACCGGCACGTCGCCGACGCGGGCGGTGGATAGCTCCATCGCTCGTTCCTGCGGGGTCGCATTTGGTGGGAGGATGCTTGTCATTCGGCGGTGCCAGCAATGGTGACGGTGCGGGCCGTGCAGTGCGCGGCCTCGGTGGCGGAAATCGTGACGTTGGCGCTCGGGCTGGAAAGCGTGACCCGCTGCACTCCGGGTTGGTGGAGCGCGGCATAGATGCCGGACAGCGTGACGTCGCGGCCGATCCGGTGAACGGATTCGAGGTAGTCGTCGAGCGCGGCATTTGCGGCGGCGAGCACGACGGCGGAATCCGGGCCGGGGTAAGTGTGGAGCGTGGCCGTGATCGTGAAATCCACGATGGTCGCGGATTGGACGGTCACCAGATCGGTGAGCGGTCGAACGCTGTCAGAGTTGAGTGCTGCCTCCACGGCGTCGAGGAGTTCGGTCGATGCCTCCCCATCGCCAGTGCGGGAGAGGACGGAAACAAGCACCTCGCCGGGGTCGGGGCTGGTCGCGGATGCATCCAGAACATCGCCGTCGGCTGCGAGAGCGTGGAAGACGTAAGCGCCCTCGGGGCCTGCGGTCGAGAACCCTTCGAGGCTGAGCTGGATTCGACGGCGGAAATCGGTGTCAGACTCCATGACGGCTGCGACGGGTGGCACAGCCTCGGGATCGGCCTCGGTGATCGTGAGCCGGACCACGCCGAACAGCGACCCGATCTGATCGAGGTC